ATCAACACTCATACCAGTTGCTTCTGCTAATTTTTTTCTGGCCACTACGCTCATATTATCAAATTCAGCAATGCTGCCTACTTGTTCTAACACGCTTTTTGTGGCGCCGGCTATATCTCCTTGCAATGCCAATTGCCGGGCTGAATCTAGATTCATCATTTTACCGGTCAAAGCCTGAAGTTCAAATTGAGCTGATATCGAATTTTCAAAATCTAGTAAGTTATCTGCAACACTAGCCATAGTTTTTAAACTGACTCCTAACTTAGCTGCTTGGACCGCGGCTTTACGTAATGCTAAGGCATTTCCTCCGAAGAATTTAGCAACGTCTTTGGCATTGGATGCAATATCCGCGGTAACCGCGCCTACTGATACGCCGGCTTTTAGTGATTCTGCAGATACTTGTAATAATGCATCAGCTGCACCATCACCAGACATGCCCATTCGCATAAACTCATTAGTAACAGCTGCTGCATTTTCTGCTCCTATACTAAATGCCTTTCCTATTTCTGATACATTTGCTGCCTGGCTAGCAGTCAACATATTAGCAATGCCAAATTCTTTAATTGTGGCTTGTTGAACTGCTAATATATCTTTTGATGTTGATAATTGCACACCCATTGATGTTGCTGCCGATTTAGCTTCTTTAACTAATGATTTGGATTGTGATAATGTGAGCCCAGTAGCTTCTGCCACTCCTTTAGCTTTCTTTTCAAAATCTAAAAACACCGCAACTAATCCAGCCACTGCTATTGCTATTAATGCTATAGGTCCTACGGCAGCCATTAACCCAGTTGAGAATGCAGATGTAGCAGCTGAGATACTACCTCCGGAAGATATAAATGCTTGGGCAGATTTGTTTAAAGCTTTTGTAACACCTTCGCCTAACTTATCAACACCAAATAATTTGCTTAATGTTTTACCTCCTGGAAGGTTTTCAACCATTCCTTGTAAATTACCGGCAATGTCTTGAAGTTGGTCATTTATTTGACTATAACCCTTTTTGGTTTCATTTAAAAGTTTTGACTTTTCTTGTAGTTGTTTAACAGCATCATATTCAGCCTTAACACTTCCGGCCTGTTCTTTTCTACCCTCTGCAAGTAGCTTGTTATGTTCTCGAGCTAAATCATTGATTAATTCTTGAGCATCTGCTACTTGGCTAGTTGAACTTAAAATATTATCATAATTTTTATTTTGCTTTTGTTGTAAAGCATCAGTTTGATTACGTAATGAATTTAGTTCTTTCTCTACTTCTTTATATGAACGTTTTTTTGCCATATATTACTTTAAAATTTTGGCTTAACTCGGTTCTTGCCTCGAGGATGTTTACCGTATTGTTTTTCAAAATCTTTGATCTGTTTTTTTAATTCTTTACCATGGAATTCTATACCTTGGAGTGCCGATATAACCTCAGGATCGTCCTTCAATGTTTTCAACATCTTTTTGACCTTTCCTTTAAAGAAAAATTTAAGCAATGAAAGTGTCATTCCTTCATTTAATTGGTTAATTTTGTTTAATGCACGTTTTTCGAATTTATTTGTAGACATATCATGATATCCTTTTTAATAAATATCAACGACGTTTGATTTTAGGGGCCATGGCACGTGATTTGGATTGCATTTGTTTGGTGGCCTTTTCCTGTTCTTTGCTACGATCTTCAAAGAATTTGTTGAGTTTGCGCATATAATATAATCTCATATATACAGGCATATTACGTACTTCTGTATAAGAGAATGCACCTTTACTATGATATGTTAAATCGAATAATTGATCTGCGACGTTTAATTTATATTTCCGCGTCAGGCCAAAAAAAGTCCAATCCGATGGCAATGGCACTACGAAAGGTATCGCCGGACTCTCCATCCGGCACTTCAACTGATAAATCGATTTCTGGAGTAATACTTTTAAGATATGTTCGGATTGCCCGAGAATCAATGGCTAATAGTTCTGTATCAATGAATTTGCGAACTTTTACTGGATCATTTTCATCATCTATGGCAATTATAACATGTTTCAATGTAGTTGTTAATGTAGCATTACGTTTTAACTTAGCTAAGTTTTTAAGTTCGGCATCTATTTTACGCTGCCGCCCTTGAGTTAATAGTTGCAACGTCACCGTTCGTTTACTTGCCGGGAGTTCCAATTTAAATTCATTTTTGCCAAGAGTATGTATAGACCAATCAATTTCTTTCTCCGATAATTTGGTTAAGTCAACGGTAACCTTGTGCTCCTCACCTGTCTTTGGATTCGTGGCAGTTATTTCATAATCTTTACCATATCCTAATACTCTAGCTGCTATCATTACTGCATTTTTATCACATAACAGTAAATCATTATAATTAATTGGAGTTACTATCAAAGCTTTAAACAATTTATCTAATACTACACCTTGTTTAATAAATGAATCATTGGTGAGAATATCTTCTTCTCTCGCAGACATATATTTCATTTCAATAGTTCCGGATTGTAATGGATGGCCTTCCGGATATAATTTTCCTTTACTTGGTAATTCAACTATTTCAGTTGGGAAATCATATACTTCGGTATTATCAGAGGCTTGGGTTTGGTATTTTGCTTTTGCAACTTCCTTTAATTGTTTATCTGATAGCGGTTTTATTGGATATTCATCGTTAACTTGTTGTGACATAATGTTCCTTTAATAACTTTTATTTTATATAAATATGTTAAGTGTAAGAAAGGACGTCAAATTAATGACGCCCTGCCTCGCAACTTCGGGAGAGAAGTATATTTTAGAATTGTAATATTGCGTAATCGTATTTTAGAGTCAATTCAATTTGTACAGGATCTTCGGTTGCCCAATCCATATCACCAAACGTTGCTGCCGATATAAATGCTCCTTTTAAAGTCCATTCTTCAACTTTATCACCTACTGGTCCTAAAGTATTGAAAGTAATATCCTTTTTATAAAAATCCGAATATCCATCTCTACCTGTTACAGATTCGTGGTGCAAACGTACCCATTCCATTACTGCTTGCGCGCCTGATGGTACAACTGGATCATATAATGTTACAGTAACATCTTGCCATCTAGTCTTACCTTTCAACTTACGCTCAACATTAATATGGTCAAGAATAACTTCTCCTTGATCTAATGATGGTCGTGATGCAGCTTTTATAAGGTATGCTGGAATACCTTCAATATACATAATAAACCTATTAGCCATTTTTGGTTCATATGCTGTATAAAATATTTCGGTTGGGTCAAGTAATTCTGCCATCTTTTAATTTCCTCTTTTATATAAATATCATGCTTCCCAGATTTTATTCTGGAAATGATGCACCCGTTGGCATAATATTAAAGTCAACTACAATAAATTCTGCCGTCTTAGCAGGCTGCATAAATATTTGACCTCTCATTTCATTTCTATCAATAACATCTGCTGTATTATTTGATTCATCCATTACAACTTTAAATGCATACAACCCTTGTCTCTGTTGTATATTTTCAAAATATGGATTCACAATACTTAAGAATCTATTTCTAGTAGCTGCCGTATTATTTTCAAATACCAAGAATTTAGTCGATGATGCAATAAATTTCTTAGCTGCAATTAATAATCTACGTACATTTACTCTATCTAATGCAGATGCTTTCTTTTGTAACGTTTTTTGTCCAAATACAGTAACGCCTGCATTCGGGAACGTTGCAATTGGATTCACATTAGAATCATATAATGTATCTCTATTAGCATGAGTTAATTTACGTTCTGCCTGAACTGCTATATCAATTCCACCTCTATTTAAACCAGCTGGTGCAAACCATGGTGCTGCTACTCTATCATTAAATGCATATACAGATGGTATCACAGTAGATGCCGGTACCCATACATTTTTACCTAAATCATTATCAGGTATTTTTATCCATGGCCAATATTCTGCAGCATAATTGGTATCTCTACCATCTGCTTTAGTAGTCACATCAGTTAATGTCGTTTTTCCGTGCTCTACCGGGTCAATTACTAAGAAACAATCTCCACGATCTTCTACCATATCAATTGCTTCAGTAATAACCGGTGCATGATCTGTAAAATTATCTATTACACCAGGTAATGATAATAAATTAATATCATATTCATCTTGGTTTTTCAATAATCGAATTGCATCAATATATTCAGATTGACCGGATGAGAATTCAATACCTTGAGAATTTCCAGTTAAAATATTTTCATTCATTGCTCTTGGATGTTTAATAGATCCATCTGATCCACCACCAAATGATGCTGACATCGCTTGAGGTAATGACCCACTTAATGCATCTTCTCTAACTGACCCATTTTCATCTAAATAATTTAAAGTTTTCTTACCTACGGTAACACGTACTAAACTTGAACGATTTGGATAATCGCCAGTATATTCAATATATGGATCTGCTGTGCCATTTCCACCTGTAGTCGCTACTTGATCACCAATACGTTTTGCAATATAATTATTTGATTTTGGATCTAAATTAACACCGTTATACTGTTCCAAAATAATTTTACGTTTACTAGTATCATCACCACGACGAATTGTCACATTAAAACTACCTTTAGCCGTACTTACATTACTTACTTCATATCGTAAATTATTTGCAGTACCACTAGGTAATAATTCGTTAGTACCTAATGTACTAAGACTATTTTGATCTACTCCATGAGATAATGTTGTCAAAGTGAAACAATCAGCTCCGCCACCTGTCACAGATCCATCACCGGTTCCATCTGATTGAGAACCAGTACCTTGAGTTGCAATTGATGCTGTTGCCGCTGTAAACAGACCATCTAATATACGCACAACTGTTAGTGTATCAGCATATTTTAGATATTCTTGTGCAGAATAATTAGTTAAATACTTATAAGTATCTTTTGTTGCGCCTGATCCTGATTCAAACACTCCACCAAATATGTTAACAAATTCTGAATAACTTGATACAGTGGTTGGTATTAATGCGGGTCCTTTGGCAGTTGGTCCAATTACCGCGGCACCAATTGCTGCTACACCTGCCGGTAAAAACGACTGGTCTACTTCATTGGCAAAAACCCCGGGGGATACTATTTTTTCGGCCATTTGTATGCTCCTATTTTATTAATCAATTTCTTATAAATATTAACATATTTTGCCAAACTATCAGTTTTGAGGTATAAACTCACCTGTATTTATATCAACAGTACCTATTCCATATTTTTCATTTAATTGGGATATAAGCTCCGTCTCTTTTGCTTGTAAATTTTTAAATTGTTCTTGCAAAGCATCTTTCATTTTTCCGAGTTCATTGAGTTGGTCATTTATTAAGAATGTCTGCAATTCTATTTGACCTAGGTCTGATATAATACGTGAATTACCGTCCCGGATTTCTGTGATATTTTTTAATTCTTCGTCGGTAAATTTTTTTGTTTCTGCCATAATTTTGTTTCCTTTAATATCCATATGGTATTGGATTTGTTATAATTATTATTCTTTAAAATTTAATTTTACTAAGCCACCAATATATCTATTAGGACCATCCACCTTTGTATTATTTTCTAGGTATTCAGATGATTTAACCGTATCATCAACGACGGTGAACATATAACATTGGTTTTTGTCAATATCATATTCGCTTGTATCAGAAAATCCTTCTGTAAACCGTATTTCACCTAAATCAAAATTAATATCAAGTAATTGTCTAAAAAGCGATTCTTTCAAACAATATACATTCATATCATTACACCTCATATCTAAAGCAACATCTGCGGCATATTTTATAGGCTTAGAATATTCTAATAATTTTTTCACACTTCGTTTATTAATAAGATATGAATGTGCTGCAAATCCACCTAACCCCATTCCATGTTTACAAAATAATGGTGTGATGCTGTTCTCGGGTGGATCTCTGAGTTCATGAAATATATATTTTTCTTGACGGCCTAGAAAGACGATATCCCAATCGCCTAATTGAGATAATTCGGAATTCAATTGATTGATATAATTATCAGTAAATTTATTTGGATCTAACATTACATCATCTTCTAATATTAAGCACGTTTCTTCGCCGGATTTTTCAAACGACTCCATAGCCAATCTATGTGATAATGCACAAGCTATTATATTTTTATTAACCATTCCATTAGGGTCATAAAATGAATTGTTTAATTTGCCTTGTTTAATTAATTTTGGGATATTAAGCGAAGTACCATGGTATGCTGTTATATATTCGTAACTTAGTTTATATTTAAAGTTGGAATCAAAATACTGCTTTCTATCAGTTCTGGATTCCAAGTTTATTACGTATG